GACACTGAAGAAAATCAAATCATCCGTCAAATTCTTTGGATGGAAGTAGTTAATAGTATGCACTTACATGGTGATAAGGCCGTGATGTTTGATCATTCTTTGCCTAGTGGAAATCCATTGACAACTATTATAAATACTATGTATGTTAATATCGTTGCACGTATGGCTTGGATCAAGTGTTTAGGCGAGGATACGAGCAGTATTCATGAGTTTAACTATCATGTTTGTGTGATAGCTTTTGGTGATGATCATTTATTCGGTATTAGTGACGAAGCTATCAAGTACTTTAATTATAATACTATAAAATTAGCTATGAAAAGTTTTGGGCTAATTTATACTAATGAAGATAAAACTGAGTCATCTGTTGAATCAAAAGAACTAAATCAATGTACTTTTTTGAAGAGAGGTTTTAGGTTCGAAAACGGTGAATATGCAGCTCCATTGGATATTAATGTTGTCAAAGAAATGTGTTATTGGTATCGCAATGGACCAGGTGTTGATGATCGAATTGCAGAAAACGTTAAGAATACATTGAGGGAACTTTCAGTTCACGAACCAGATGTATGGGATACCATTTCTGGGAAATTATTCTCTCATTGTAGGAAACACCAAATTCATGTCGATATAGCTACACAAAGCGAGTATCAAGTTTTGCATAAAGTGCACTGGGCGGAATGTTCAGATTTATCAGAGTATTTAGATGACCCGAGCAAGATTAATTTATGTGATGTTGCTGTTGAACAGAGTGGTGAATATATTGATCCTGTTGTTGACAACAATGTTGGAGGGAAAAATATTGGTACGGAGGAAATGAATGACAAAACTGTGTTTTTATCTGACGCTCCTGTTCGTCAGTATGAACCTGCCCCTGTTGTGGATGTTAATTCAATGTTGCTATCAATTCCGAAGATTTCTGTGCAGGATGATGTTAGAAGTTTCTTATCTAGACCAGTGAGGATAAGTTCTTTTTCTTTTGCAACTACGAATGCAGCGAATGATCAACTATTTGCGCAATTGGTTCCTACCGGTGTGTTTTATAATTCAGTTACCAGTTTATGGTATAGCAAACTGGCTGGTTTTGCTGGGATTAGAGCTACTGCAGTATTTCGATTTGTGGTTGCTGTTAATAGATTTGCACAGGGCCGACTGCTTATACACTATTTACCTGGGCCGCAAGATCCAGACTATGAGCGCCAACATAACAAGAATTTGATGACAAAAACCCAACAACCTAGAATTGAAATAAATGTTAATCGCGACACATCTGCTGAGATTAAAATGCCATATGTTAGTCCGGCAACACATTACAATTTGATAACAACTGAAGGGCCTTGGGGTAGAATATTTGCAACTTGTTATTCACCTCTTGTGGGACCTGTATCCCCTATTGATGTTAGTGTCTTTTTACATTTTGAAGACATTGATTTGGTTTTACCCACGTATGGGTATCCACAAATGGGGGACTATAGAGATAATGAGGCACAGGGCCCTCTGACTCGTAACTTGCGTTTGGCGCGGAAAATTTCGAGTGCTTTTACAGAGGTTCCTATGTTAAGCTCGATAGCCACTCCTGCTACTTGGTTTTTATCAGCGGTGTCTAATTGTGCTGCAGCATTAGGGCTTGCAGTGACCAATAATGCGACACATTTTATGAGAATTTTGGATATCCCCAATGCTTATTCACTTACAGCAGATGGGCAAAGAGGTGCTATTCCTCTCTCATACTCAAACGAGAATAAGGTTGACACGTTGCCTGGTTTTGCAGGTAATGATATCGATGAGATGTCATTGCGATATTTCGCTGCAAGATCAGCTTTTATAACATCGTTCACTTTTTCAAATACTAATGTTGCTGATGATATGTTGACAAATTGGTTGGTATATCCAAGGGGACATGAGTTTAATGTTACCACTCATAGTTCACCTGCAATCTTGTCAGGCACTGTTTATACTATGCCCCCTGTTACTTTCTTGTCTTTTCTTACATCCTATTGGAGAGGATCTTTAGTTTATACATTCAAATTTGTTAAGACTGAATTTCATACTGGAAAGATTGCAATTTGCTTTTTCCCACAGAACATAGGTGCACCATCTGGAGCATCTTCTAGTTGGACCATGAGGCACATCGTTGACTTGAAGGACACTGATGAGTTCCGAGTAACAGTTCCATATGCTGCGGTTACACCGTGGATTCCTAGTGATAGATGGACAGGACAATTTGTAGTGTATGTTGTAAATCCATTAAATGCACCAACTTCCGTATCAAGTAATATTAGCGTAATTGTTGAAATCGCTGGCGGGTCGGATTTTGCTGTTGCAGGTTTGCGGGATGCAATGCCCGTACCTTATACAGAAGCTCCCGCGGTGGCTCAATCTGGATTGTTTACAGATGACGAAAGAATTAAATCCTTTACGATAGGAGATACGAAGGTGCCCACAAAAGACCTTCTCCCAGAGAGATATTGCATTGGGGAAGCATTGTTGTCGGTTAGGCATTTCGTTAACAAATTTTCACGTTGTATCGGAATGGCCCCAATTGATGGTGCAGCCTCTGGAGCATTTACAAGAGTGACTCTGAAGCCATTTTCTATTGGAGGTAGTAGATTTGATGGAACAAATATGACCGCAAGCTACATCAGTGGAACTTTGTGTGATGTTTTTTCATCATGCTATGCATTATCCAGAGGATCTGTTTACTATATGGTTCGTCCAGATGGTGTGGGTCTAAGCATGGTTTCACTCAACAACTCGCGGGGCGCTTTTTCTGCTCCCCCATTTGCAGCTAGCACACAAGTTGCCGGTAGTACTTATAATCCCGTAAGTAGTGCTGTATCACTGCCAACATCCAATGTTGGCTCAGGGACTATAACTGTACATATACCACAGTGGACGATGGGCATGTCGCGCTATAATAGGTGTGACAATACCAATGGTTCTAGGACTTTGTACGATTATGAACCTTTAAACTTACTCACTTTTGGAAGTGCCCAAGGGGGCTTCAATAATGCTCGAGTAAAATTTTACAAGGCAGCAGGGGATGATTATTCTCTTGGTGGCTTTGTAGGAGTTCCTTGTATATATGTTTACGGGGACTCGGTAACACCACTCGGTCCTGATTGGTATGCCTAGGCAATACGCAAATGCGTGATGAAATTTATTTTTATGATATATCCGCATTTGCGGAATGTCAGTTTTTTCTTCATGACGTGTTTACTATTTAGTTTATACAGGAGTAAAGACCCTGGCCTAAAATCTGTTGGTTACAACAGACCGGTCTTTTTAAC